CAATCATATCCCCATTGGTAAGCGGCCTTGTAAGCCTTTTCTAATCCTGGCCAGTCACGTGTCTTAGGCACGATAAGGACATGGCCTTCAGTAACAGGATATTTGTCTTTATATACAATAAAGTGTTGTGTATCAATTACAACTTCTCCAGATTTATACCACGGCGTTTCAGTTAATTCCATTGTTACTCCTCTTCCCACTCAAGTACACTCATCATTGAATGTAATCGTTTACGGGCTTCATTACGATTAAGTGCTGGTACCCATGCAGTACCTTTATTTTGTTGTACTTCTAACATTATATCATTATGTGAATCATCTTTAGTAAATGAAATCACATCACTTGTTTTAAACTTTAAAACGAAAACTTCTTTCTTTTTAGTAAATTGTACAACATTAGTCATCTTTATAACTTCCAACATTCTCCCATGGATATACTAACCATACATCTTCTTCAGCTTTGTTTACTTCATGAGCCCAATACTTAACTTCCTCAAACTCACTTGATAAATTTTCAGTTAAAACTGCAAAGCGAACATTGTCCATATTATCATTAATACACCAATCATGTTTAATCCATTTAAATGTAGCACCTGTATCATTAATGTCGTCTACTACTAAAATATTTTTTCTTTTTGCAACAGCATCTTCAGCCATCCATGTATTAGATTCATTTTTTCTTTTATGATCACGTAATGCAACTTTTAATGATTCGCATCTAATATCTAACATATTACTTAATATAGCCGCAGGTATGTTTCCACCTCTTGTAATACCTACAATGTAATCAGGTATCCATTTATCTTTGTACATACCAAGCACAATTTGTTTGCACATATTTTCTATGTTAGTCCAACTGTAGTAATGTTTTTTAATCATTTATAATCCTTAACAATGAGCAATTGGATCATGAGTTAATGATGCCATTTGTTCTAATCTATTTTTAGGTTCTTGTTTCTTGCATTTTACAATCTTTATTTTATCGTTTGGTGTACGACCTTCTATTCCATTACCTGGATATTTTAAAGGTGTTTTAAGCCACTCGTCTCTTCGCTTGTTCATCACCTCTTGTGACACAAACTTTAATGTAGGTGTAAAACGTTGTCTACCTCGTAACCCTGTTGCTGTATGCGACATTGTACCTGGGAACGTCATAATACGTCCTGGAATCGGTGCTATACTATGAATAATCTTTTTAGGATCTATTAAAATTTTAGTTTCACCTCCTTCATTAATATCCCAAAAAGTTTGTGGATAAAATAATAGTGTCATTGCTTTTGGGTCACTATCATCAATATGATAGTATGCGTTTTCGCTAGGTGCAAAGATATTGCAAGAAGATTTAAAAAGAGCTAGTCCGTTAAGTTCTGGACAATGTTCTTCACAAAACTTCCATAACAATTTAAAAGTTTCTGTATGTGTTATTCCTTCACAAGCCAGTCCTGTTGGAACAGGATTTTCTTTATTATCATATGCTCCAAAACTAAAAAGTAAACTTGAATTTTCTACTTCTAGTTCTCTAATTTTTTCAATAGAAAATACATCATCATATACTGTAACTTGGTCGTTTATATATTTATTTACAATCATAAGTCGTATTTTTCCTTTAAGTACTTGTCATTATGTATCCAAGTATATCTACCTTTTATTGCTTTTATGAATCCCCATTCTCGTTGCTGTTTGCCCATAATAAACAATGACCAACACGGAATTTCATTTCCGTCTTTATCTCGTTGTAATTCAAGACGGTGTAAATCAGTTGCTTTAGATCTACGAAAGTGTCCTGGACCACGCCAAAATTTACCTTCAGGTGTATGTTCGTAATATCCACCTTTTAAAATTAATGTAGAATAATTCCATGGATGATCATGTAAATCGTCTACATCACTTTTTAAAATTTTATGTAATGTTACATTAAACGGGAACTTCTTTCGATCTTTCAAGAACAAGTAATACCGAATCAAATAGTCTTTTTTATGATTACGGTCGTATATAATTCTTTTTCTATTTTTAAACCACTTAATCATTCGTCGCCTTCATATGTGTAATCATCTTTAACTAAGTTATATACAGTCATAAATTTTTCATATTGTACTTTAAGACCAGGGTACTTAGTAATCATATCTTTAATAACTACTTCCGATGGCCAATCAAACATCTTTCTAGTCCATTCAGTACCTAATGGATCATCATTTAAGTTTATACTAATAGGTGAACTATTATTATATGTAACAGTACTAGATGGATTATCAACCATTGTAGTACTATCAAATGAAATAGTATACTCGTTATCAATTGAAGCTATGGAAGGCTTAGTATCATATGATATGTTAATAGGTGTTTTTGGTAAGATTTTTGTATCAATTGTCATTACATATTTCCTTATAAAGTTTTTTACCGCTAAAATAATCTGTTTTCAATTTAGCAACCTGCTTTTGTATTAAAGGAAGATACTTATCGTAATTTTCAATATAGTCAATAATTCTTTCTCTAACTTCTGCTTTATGGTGCGTATAAGATTTAAATGTTGTAGTCCATTCTGATGGATATTTAAATGCTGGTAGTCCCATTTCTTTATAACTTAATCGATCTGGAACCATTGGAATTGTATCAACCAATGCACCTTCATACCAACTAATACCTAATGTTTCTTGTAAGTTAGCACTAAACACAATTTTAGCACGACCTAACAAGTTGTGATATTCATTTTTTGTAAGTTGTTGATCTTGACATACAATGAATTCATAATCAGGTAATTCTGTTTTTAATTCTCTAAATATATCTGGTTGCTTTTCTGGTGCGATTCTATGTGGAAAAAGAATTAAATTTTCTTTAGGCATATTTTTATAACTATCTAAACTATGTGCTAGATATTCCATAGGCCAACCTACACGATGTGTTTTTGTTTTATCAACATCATGAAATGTATTTAAAAACATATCGATATGAAAATCTGTAGCAAAAAAGTTATCGTTATAACATTCATACATACTTTTTTCAGCATGTCTAACCCAAGGTCTATCGCCAATCAATCTGCCTAAAAAGTCTGCCGGGTCATAACTACCCGCATGCCAAAGACCACCAATGCGAATATTAATACCTAATAGTTCTGCCATATAACGCAGTTGTATAACTGTAGGATTCCAAGCATCAGTATAAAGGAAATAATCATTATCTTTAACTTTTCCTGCACAAAACATTTCGCCTATTGTTTCTAATTGTTTACTTTTATAAACATTAGTCCCACCAAAATTAAGAAAGGCCCCAGGCGTTGTAGCCTGAGGGGTCTCTCCACCGGAAATAACTTCCACAGTAATATCATTTGCACCAGTAGAATTTTGAAGTTGTACTGGAAGATGTTCTTTCCATTGTTTTGTATAACGTGTATCAACTGCTTCAATATCTACTATAAAAATTGTCATGCTTATGATTTCCTATGGTTATGTTTATTCCTTCGTTGACGGCTTCTAGCCGCTCTTTCTCTTCGAGCTTTTTCAGGATCTAAAAATGCCTGCCAAACTCTTGACTTTTTGTTATATAAATCGCGTTCGTCGAACTTATATCCTTCAAAGCGACAAAAGTCTCTTAACTTATCTAGATCATCAAAGATCTGTACTACGTCGGGTCGATTCGCAAAATAGCCCACAATGTGTTCTCCTTCATTTAGCTATGTGCATATTGAACATGGCAACCATTTTCACCATCTTCAGAAATGTCAATGTGTACTTCTCTACCTGGATAACGGTCAGCTACTTTTTCATATAAGTCGTCCGCCATCATCTCACAAGATTTGTAGTCTACATCTAGTTCCCCTTCATATAGTTCCTCCAACCATCTTTTAAATTGTATAAATTCAATATCCCGATCATCATGGAATACTGTAATTGCTATTTTAAAATGAAAAATATGTCTGTGTGGATATCCTAAAAAGGATACATCAAACTTATCTCCCGTTGCTAATTTTGGATCATCAAGTGCCGCCGGATACTTATGTATCCCTTCTTTGCGGAATGTAACCCAGATCATACGTTTTGATGTTCGCATAATTTTTTCTTTGCCTATTGTGTCCATTGTACTCATAGTATACTACCTTTTTGTTTCTGTGTCAACCTTTACAGGTTCGTCTTTTGAGTACGAATCCCAACCTGTAAATTTTTTACGATCCATCAAATCATGTACTTGGTGTATCCAAACACCAGGATTGCTATGATTAAAGTCTGTATCATCGAGTTTAATACAAGCATTATAATTTAAATGATGAATATCTGGTAATTTTATGCTAATCTGTGAAATAAATTTATCTTCTGAATTCCAATCATTATCAAGTACCCATTCATGATATTTAATATCATAATCTAAGGTTACCCAATAATTTTTTTCTAGTAAAGGATTTATAATCTTATTCCACAACTCTACTTCTCCCGGATGTCGTTGCATAAGATCTATATGAAAACTTTGGTTCGCACCCAAATAAATGTGTTGAGAACCGAAATGCTCAGCCTGATCAATAATTTCGTCTACGGGTTGAGGACCAACTACAAATAATGTATCCATATCATATGCTGGAGTTTTTTCTACTTCAAACCCAGTAAAATATGTTACATCTGTTTTTGTACCGCTTGTATATATACGTTCCATTATCTTCCCATTTCAGGATCTTCTTGTACTTGATGATCTACAGAAGTAATCTTTTTAAAGTCGGGTTTTTCTGCACAACCAATATGCGTCAATTCAACTTTCCAGTCTTTTCTAAGCATATTTTGTACAGCATCTAATCCACGTGACCTAATAGTTTCCTCCCAATCAAGAACAAATTCAGTACATTCGGGTTTTGAATCGAAGTGTCGTGAAAGAACATTCACAATTTCATCTCGTTGTGTACCATCTGGTTCAGTTAGTGTGAATGCTAAGAGTAGCATAAATGTCTTCATTGTCTTGTCCTTTTGTTTGCCTAAGTGTTTTTATACCTTTACTATTCTATAATTATAACAGAAAACAGCAATAAGTCAAGCATTATTTTTTCATGAATTTTGCCAATTTTTCTATTTGATCTTTGACCTTAAGTTTTAATTTTTTATGCCTTTTTATTAATTCTTTTGTTTGCCAACCTCTGTAGGCGTTTTCTTCACGTTCGTTTTCCATTTGTTCTACTTTGTTATGTAGATAACGGTGTTCGTTCTCTAATCTCTTCTGTTCCTTGCTCTTGTTCATTTTCAAGTTCCTCCAACTTGCTTTCTTGTAACTCGGGTTCATTATCAGAATCATCTTCAGTACTGTTAATGTCATCACCTTCATAAAAAAGATTCTTATAAAATGTACTTGAGTTAATAGTCTTTTTACCCGTTGCACCTCTAGTACCAATAATAGATAACCAAAATCGATTATATTCTTCTATTACTGCATTTGCTTCATCTTTGTTACTAGTTGCAAATATTGCCTCAACGACATCTTTGAAATAAGTCCTATCAAATTTTTCTTCAACTAACATTTTAGGAATTACACCATTGTCATATTGTCTATTTGCTTCTTGTACAGCATTAATATGATGCCAAACGTTATGCCCCATTTGAATTGCATAACTAAATGAATCCCAACTAGTTTTTCCTTCTTTACCTATCTTATTTAGGTCCCCGGGCTTATAATAACATATATCTGAAACTTTTAATCCGTCCGTTATAGGAGAATCTTCAAAGTTTTTAAATATACCATCTTGTAATACTGCATCTTTAAATAAACGAGAATCTGTAGCATATTTCTTATCATCAACACTCGGCACCATTCGATACACCCATTTAGATCTATCTTCTGTTTCTGTTTGAATATAAACTTGTCCATTTGCAGTTGCTAAGAAAGGACTTGCACAATCAAATGTAACTGTAAAGTTTGGATTATGATATTTACGAACTGCTCGTTGTACGTCAGTTAGTAAGGCCGCCCATTCAAGTTTAGATGTACCTAAGAAGTGCATGAAGTCATGTTTACCTGTTTCTAATAGTCCATCAAAACGTAATGCTACAAGTCTTTTTAATACTAGGTGTATGTCACACATATTTTGACCACCCATCGACCAACCTTTAAAATGATCGCTATATTTTTTAGGATCACAATAGTCTTTCATTTGCTGATACCAATCTTCTGCATCAGCATGGTTTTCGCCTTGTAAAACATTTAAGAATTTACAATTACCATTTTGTTCTTTCATAAAGTAATCGTTATTAATGCGTGTAGCATTAACGGCATCTTGATAATTGTCAATTCCTGTTGCTTTTGCTCCTGCTGGAGAACGTGATACCCAAGCTGGAATATCTAAAATCATTCCATAGTCCATATACTCATCCATCCAAGCAAGAACTTGTTCACGTTTCTTTTTAGCTTTAGGACAGTTAGGATCTTTCCAATCGCCTTCCCAAACACCTTTACCAATTTGGAAACCACCTGAGTCACCAAGTAGCCAACTATTATCACGATCCCTATTACGAATCATATCTTCTTTAGGTGAATGTTTGTTTATATCTAATTCGGCATGACCTGCACTATATAAACTCCAATGATAGTTGAATAAACCCTTTTGTGGATTTAACCAATTCATACTCTCTACATCATTTGGAAAGTTAGAAGGGATTCTAGTTTTATCAACATACTCCCCGTGGCGTTGTTTTCCTATATAGGTTGCGAAAAAGCCACTTAATGCTGGAAGAAAAACTGCATAATCTTTTTGTGCTTTTGTTAGATCTTTGTTCATATTAACCCCTATTTAGATTGTGCTGGCAAAATATAATCGTATTCAGCTAATCCAGAATCAACTGTAATTTGCATAGCACCTTGATCGGAAATTTTCATTATTTGCTTTCCGTCGAGACTTAGGATTGCTTGTACTTGTGCTACAGGCCAACTCCAAGAATGTTTTAATTCAGTTTCAATGCCTGTATGTTGAAATACAAAGTCACCTGAATGAGTTGAATGATCACCAAAGTAAAATACTAAAGTCTTGTCTACAGTTTTTACTGTGAAAACAGTTTCTTCAGCATGTGCGGCACTTTGTAGTTTCATTCTATTAATCGATGCCATAGTTGGTTCAAACTCAACTTCCCATGTTGCACCTTTAAACTTTACAGATTTAAGTTTCTCATTAATAATTTCGCTATTCATAAAACGATAATCGTTTTTGAAATCACCTGCTTCATTTTCAAAGTGTATATGTGTTGGAATTGTAACACCGTTTCTATCTGCTTTCTCCACAGATAGTTTTGCATTTTTTTGATATTCTGGATTCTTTAAATGCAAAGCTAACTTATCTAAGTTAGGCATACCAAATGTTTCGTTAAATTCAGTAACTGGTGCTTTAGTTTTAGATGAAAGAATTACTGATCGATCTTCAGCCATACTTTCAATTGTTGTTGATGTTGCATCACCTGTAACTTTAATTAGATTTAAAAAACCTAACGAATGTGTATGTGCAACAATGTCTTGTAAGATATCTTTCATAAATTCATTTCTCCATTTAAATTATATTATACTTAAAAATTATTAAAAAGTCAAGCATTATTTGCCATGTTTAACTCATCAAAGTACTCAAAAATATTAATACTAGGTTTCCAACCTATTTCTATTAATTTACTAATGTCGGCTTGATTATCAAGTCGTTCATGTTTATCACCAATTTTTTCTTTAGGAGTTAATCCTATATGATTAGTAATGTCTTTTATTGGATAGGATTGTCCTGTGCCTAGGTCAAATACCCCAGTTAATGGATGAGTCATTAGCAACATAAGTGCATCACAAACGTCTGTAACATGAATAAAATCTCTTTTGTGGTTGCTATTGATAAATTGTATATCTTTTCTTAAGAGCTTTGGAATAAACATATCTGGTCGAGGTTCCTGGTCTCCATTGTATATAGTCGTAAAACGTAGGCCTAATGCATGATCTGGGGCAATGCCTTCAATAGTTTTTTTTGATAATGCATAAGGATTCCTCCAAGGTTCTTTAGCAGTACTAGAACTTGCGTAGATAATTCGAGTATTTGGAAATGCTTCAAATAATCTATGTGATGCCATTACGTTGTGTTCGAAGTATTCTTTAGGGTTATCTATACTTTTTCTAACTCCACTTTTACCAGCTAGATGAAATATAACATCAACATCATAATCTAAATTACAGTTTCGTAGATCTTGACCATCTAGTAAATCAATAGTTTTTACATCATGATTAAATAAATGGTTTTGTAATTCTTGTCCGACCATTCCCGAACTTCCTGTTATTAATATTCTCATACTTTACCAATCATTCGTTCTTGGAACCGTTCTCTTAAACCACTACTAGAAAATCTATGATTGCGTTGATTATAATGATGTTCTATTCCTAAACGTTCACCTGTTGCTTTACCACTAAAGTCTTTGCCTTCATATTCTACACCTAATATTCGTACATTAATATTATTGTAAAGTTCTAATATATCGTCAATATCTTTTTCTCGTACATACGGAATAATTTCATCAACATACTTTACACCCTTTAATTGAGTATACCTTTCAACTACAGTTTGAATTGGTTTATTTTTTCCTGGTCTCTCCATTGAAGGATCTATTTGTAACCCGCATATAAGATAATCACATTGATCTTTTGCTTCACGTAACATAGCAATATGACCAGCATGTAATAAATCAAATGTAGAAAAAGTTATACCTACTTTCATTTTTTAATTCCAAAGTGCTTATATGTTTGTTGTACGCATTTAGCTTGATAGTAACAATCTGCTAAGGCGTTGTGTGCGTCGCTCTGTATTGCTTTACGAGGGTCTTTAGGCATCATTGCAAACAATGTACGACTATCGCGAATTTGCCAAAAGTTCCAAGGAATAGGAATTTGTAAATTCTTATATAGATTTTCTAAGATAGCATAATCAAATAGTGGACCTTGGCACCACAAATAATCTAAGCCTACACACCATTTATTTAGGCTTTTAGTTAATTCTTTTAAGCCAACTCTATCTCCGTCACCAAGAGCTTCTTCACGTATGCTTTCGTCTTGTTTGCCCCACCAATCTAAAGTGCTTTGGTCGATAGTACGACCTATCTCTGTTTGATCGTCTACATTAACACGTAAGTATAGACCATCGGATGGTTCGACATTAGTGTAAGGATCAAACTTAATTGCTCCTAAAGTTAGTATTACTGTATCAGGACTAGTACCTAATGTTTCTAAATCTATCATTCCATGCATTATTCATTACCCCCAAAGTCAAATAGCGAACCAAATGTGTTATTTTGTAATGTACTTTGGATATCCCAATCAAGTACTCCGATTAAGTTGCTTAGTTTGTTATCTATAATAGTTGATTCCATAGCATCGTTGTCAAATGGAAGTTCTTTAAACCAATCAGGTAATCGTAATTCGTCTGTTGGATATGCAACACTTGTATACCCTAATGGATTTTGTTTTAATTTACAAACAATAACTTTCATACCATCTACAATTTCCTGACTATACTTGTCTCCGTTCATGCGTTTTAACGTATTCCAATTAATACTTGCTCGAACGTGTCCGGGCATATTTGCTTTACCTTCTTTTTCTTCTTTACGTCTATAATCTCCAATTTTATTTGCACGTTTCGGAGAACCTTTTTCATATCCAGGACGTAATTTAAATTCTGTTCTAAATTCTGTAATACGTTTTAATACTTCAGCTTCTGTTTGATTAGTTAATACCATAAGCAATAGTTCACTTAAGAAGTTTTGCATAAACTCAGGTGTATCAGAACGTTTTAAGTCTAAACCCATTGCTTTTACTTTACCAGGCTTGTCATTTGTATCTTTACGTTCACCTTCTTCATCGTAAATTAGTGCCGCATATCTTTTCTTAGTAATATATAATCCACTTTCTGCAACAATTTCTCTACCTGCGGCAATAACACCTGCACGAGTTTTCGGACAATGAAAAGCCTTGCTCATAAATTCTATAAAGGTTTTATTAACTTCACCTGCTACTTGGTCGTATAATTTAATAACACTTTCTTTATCCCAAGGTATATCTTTGTTTTCTATTTCTTTTTTCAAAACAGGAAACGCAGAAAAGTATACAGAATCTGTATCACCATAAATTACTGCATCACCAACGTGATCGTATTCGCCTGTGATTACTTTATTACATTCAGCACTCATATGTTTTGCAATTTGCCTACCAGTAAGTGTAGTTGATTGACCAATACGTTTGTCAAAGAATCTACAACCAGGATTTAGTATTGCACCATATAAACTATTTAGGTTAATCTTCTTAACAAGTTGTCGTTTATCCCAGAATGCTATTTCTATTTTATTACCAGCTTCAATGGCTTTCCCCTTCATTGCTTGTAATTCTTTACGTTCTGCATACCAACGTTTTAGCAATCCAGGAATAACACCGTCAAATTCAGTTGTTAAAATAGTTCCATTAGCAGATAACATCCACGGATTTCGCGAATTAAAAATAACATTATATACTTCGGCCGCACTCATTAGTTGTTCGTCACCATTTTCCCAATCAACAGTAATATCAACCTCTTTGCGTTGCTCCATTACAGCATCATACTCTAGTGTACCAAATCGTCCTTCCCAAGCACCTGCAAACGATTTTTTCTGTAGTGTCATTGCTTCTTCAACCATTGCATCTGTATCAGATGGTCTTAGTTGTCCTACTATAGTTGCAGGATCCATATTCAATGCTCTAATAACAGATGGATATAGTGAATTTAAGTCCATTGAACCAATCCACTTATGTAAACCTTTCTTAGGAAATGCAACATAGGCACCAGCGGCTGGTTCACTACCTGGTTCACGTTTAATTCTATTAGGAACTTGTAGACCTCTGCCATGAGCTTCGTTAATAATTGCTTGTTCTGTAACTGCAACGGCACCCATTGTAGTCTGTAGCAAAACAGTATTTGCGTGTGCTAGTTCATTTGATAAATCAATAAACTTTAGTTTTTGGTCCAGCTTGTCCAGTAATGCAACATCTTGTCTGTTGTATTCAATGAATGTCTTGAAGTCATTGTTATAAAGTTGATCGAGCGTACCTTCGTAAACAGTTTTTTGCTCACCGATCTCAGTTTCGCCAATAGCATCAAGTCTGTATGTGTGTCTTTCTTCATACGTATATTTACGATATAATTCTAAACTATCTAAATGTACTCTACCTATTAAGTCATAGGTTTCAGCTTTTTTACCGTATTTTTCGTATTCACGTTTCTTAGGCAATTGTCCCCAAAGACAAAAACGTCTTGTATCATCTTTGCTTAATACTCTGCTTACTCTATTAACTGTATATGGAATATCATATCCTTCGCTATTCCAACCAGTAAGAATATCAGCATCTTCGATTAAGTCAAGAAATGTTTTTAACATATCTCCTTCTTTTTCGAATAAATGTGTATTAGGGAATTCCTTTGTTTGTTCTTTAGCTTCTTCCATTGTAAGTGTTTTCGGAGGAACTGCTAAAGTAACAAGAGTATTCATCCATTGTAGATGTACACTAATTGCAGTTATAGGCATAAACGGCTCACTAGGATCAGCAAAGCCACGTTCAGGATCAAAATCTGTTTCAATATCAAAAAATGCTACATTAAGTTTCGGAGCATCAACGTTAAGATAGTTTTCGCTTAAACATTGAAAGATAGGATTAATATCACTTTCAAATAATTGTTTTGTATTGTTAATTGCAAGTTCTTTACGGAAGTCTTTAGTAGACTTTGAAACAATTCTATTTAAAGGATCACCATAAATGCTTTTATACTTGCCACGTGGGTCTTTGTAAAAGAATGTATACTTAATAGGGTATTCAGTAAAATGCCTTTTACCTTCTTTGCGTTCTACAACACGAAGAATATCTGCATTTCTATCAAATAGAGCATCAACGTAACTCATTTAATACTCCTTTATCTACGTAGGCCCTTAGGACCGTGCCAAAAATAATCATTATCACTTGTTGCCTTATCATCTATCCATAAATCGTAATGTGGTTTGCATGTTTTTACAGAAGTAAACTTTACTCCCCAGCCTTTTAATTGTTCTTTAGTAAACTCTATCCAATCTATTCCAGACTTTGCACCCCTGGCTGTCCAGTAATGTATTTCATCGCCTTTATCAAATAGTTCATTTAAATACTCTATTCTAGCTTGTTTAGGTTTACTTTCTTTATATTTGTTACCATCAGTATAACATATTGTACCGTCTATGTCTACCATATAGATTGTCATAAAAATAATTTCCAAAGTGCTATAGCATTCATAAGAGTAAACCATGAACACAATATAATAACAAATGCCGCTCGTCTAATGACTGCACTTATAATACCAAAAATTGATCCAATAAAGTACATTGGTATAAAAATCTTGGTTGCTGGATCTAGTACAGTAAATGTAAGAATTGCACTTGCACTAATTAATAAACTTGCCTCAATCATTTCACAATAAAATGCTGTAGGACTTAATCTATAAGATTCTTTAAAAAAGTTTTGTATTCGAAATATCACAGTTTGTCTTTGCCAACCGTAGCAACTAAAGTTTCTAAGTCGTCAAATGCATCAGCAGTCGCTAACCAATCTCCTTTATGAGCAATTTTAATTGCTTTAGTAATAAGAGATGGTTTCATATCTAATTCTTCTGCTACTGCTTTGACAGTATCTTTTAGTCCGGCATTAAGATCTTCAATTTCTTGTAGAACTGTTGCGCCTTCATTTACTAGTCTTGTTAATTTGTCTTTCTCTTCGGGGCCGTATGTGCGGTCACTCATGTTTTACCTCCAGGTTATTAGTATATTATACTTGTTTTCTTGTCTAATGTCAAGTGTTTTCTGCAATTTTTTTTGGATTAGCTTTCTCTAATTTATATGCAATATTTCCAGCTATACAAATTCTATTATGATCGCATTCGTGTTTTGGTACAGAATGTGATATTGGTCCAGGAAAAATTATAACTAATCCTGTATTTGGTTTGATGGCTTTTCCTGCTCCTGGAAATACTAATGGAGCACATTTTGGACAAGCATCAACATAATATACGAAACCCCATTGTGCTGGCCAATGAGCATGAGGGTTAGTATAGTCGCCTGTTTTATAATTAGCACCCCAGCAATCAACACAATAAAGTTTTGTTGTGTCTTTTGGTGCAGACGGTGTGTCGCTTAGTTTTAAAGTTTCAATTACCCAATCAATTATAGGAATAAAGTCTTTATTTGAAAACATGTCCCACGATGTCATGTTCGCTTGAACATTTGTTCTTCTGTACTGTTTATCGCCTTCTTGTTTAATAAGTTGGGTGAGATGTTCTTTCACTTCTGTTGCTTTTGAGTATACATTAGTATACACATCAAATTGTTCAGTAAATGATAGTTGTTCTATTCTAAAATCTTGCATAACAATACTTATGTACTGCTAAGGTTCTTAGATATGCCTTCCGGCTTATTGCCCGGCGTTAGCTTGTTTCATTAATAGTTTAAATTTAGAAAATAATTGAGGATCTTGCATCATCTTTTGAATGCTTTGTGTATAAGGTGCTATTGCTTTTATTAAATTAGGAGGTAATGTACTTCCTGAGGCAACTTTATCCATTCCTTTAGCAACCATACCGCCACTTGCTGAACCGCCAGCTACACTTTTTAGTGCTGTGGCTCTTTGTGCAACTTTGGCTGTTGCTTTTGGATCTATTGGTGCTTGATCTGATCCTGGTGGAATTTCTTGTGCTGGTGTTTGTGCTTGTTGTTGTTTAAAACCTTGTGCCGCCTGTTGTGCTACACCTTTAACTTTATCAACACCTTGTCCAACTGCCGCGCCTGCCTGTTGTGCAATTGCTCCAACTCCGCCTGCGGCGTCAACAGCTTGTCCAACGGCTTTGGCTCCTTGAGCAATTCCACGTCCAGCCGCTTTGGCTCCTTGACCAGCCGCCTTAGCTCCTGCTTTAGCTCCTTTAACAGCTAACTTACCAGCCGCCTTAGCTCCTGCTTTAGCTCCTTTAACAGCTAACTTGCCTCCAGCCTTTGCCGCTTTGGCTCCTACTTTACCAACACCTTTTGCTACTGCTCCTGCACCCTTCGCCGCCATTCTTCCTATGCCAGCAAGTGCAGGTAATATTTCATTTATTTCTTCGTCAGACATACCTTCAGTAATGTAGCCGTGCTTCTTACCGTAATTAATTAAAGCATCTCTTTCAAATTGTTGAAATCTCATTTACTTTTTCCAGAATTTAAATTTAGTAAGAAGTTCTTGCAAGTCTTCAAATTTTTCGTTTATGTACCAACCTGCTACAAACCCTACGATGAATCCAATTGTTAAAAACATTTAGCGACCCCCTTGTTGAATTTGTTGTTGTAAAAGTTGATCAAGTTTTTCAAGTTTTTGTTCTGGTGTAAGTTTTTTATCTTTCATTATTGCAGATTGCAGTTTAAGATATTCTAAATTTTGATTAGGTTCCTTCTTATCCTTCTTACTAGGTGTCTTGTCACTACCGCCAGGTTTTTCACTGTCCCACGCATCTTTGGCGGCCCCGTACATCGTTGGTCCACCAGACCCTGGTGTAGGTGCGGTACCAGATGGATCAAATACTTTCTTAAGGTTACTTCCAGCGTTACTGACTCCAGGTCCAGCACCTGCAATGGCACCTTTTCCTAACGCTTTTGTAAGTTGCCAAGCATTATTTGGTCCTTCAATAAGATCTCTAATCTTCATTTTTTTTCGCTTCTAATTTAGTTTGTAGTTGATCTTTATATGTTTCGTTTTTAACTCTATCTACATAGTGAGAACTCATCTTACCATAACCGTGTCTCCACGCCATTTGTTTTAGAGTTTTTTCATCTAATTGTTCTTTAACTACATCAAAACTAGTTGGTACTTTACCTGTCATTCTCTTTAAAATTCCACGTCCAACTTCTTTTGGATCCTTACCTGCTGGTACATTAACTATAATAGAGTTAGGCACCTCACCACCAGTATTTGGTGGCATTTTAATATTTTTTATTCTAACAACTATATCCTCTTCTAATTCAACTTCGTTAGTTCTTTTTAAAACTTTTTGTACATCTGGATGGCTTGATAACCCTTTTGCAAGTTTTTCAATAGCCTTAACTGCACCTGAATAGTTACCTTGTTTGTATCTAG